AATAAATTGACCAGCAGTTGTAATACCACTTGCCTGTCTTACGTCATAATATCTAAAGTATTGATTACCAACAGCACCATAAGCTGAGTTTAAGGCAATCTTTCTTGCCCATTGTATATTATGACAACGAGATATTTCTTTTACAAGTTTAGGGTCTTTAGTTTTTTCATATTCTCGTTTTGCTTTTAACATTCTGTTCTTGTAAATAACACGCTCATTGTACATTGTTTCCATCATTTCAGGTAAGAAACCTTGACTATCGTTTTTAAACATAGCACCATTAGGTGTAATACAAGCACCCTCTGTTTTTAAATGAGCAAGTGGTGTTTGGTTTGATAACATCTTTGTTACGGAAACGCCAGATGATTTAACGCCTAATATCTTTTCTGGAGAAATATTATATTGTATGATAATATGTGGATATAGGGAGTTAATATCAAACGAAACAACCCACTTGTGCTGACCAAGTTGAGGCTCTTTTACATAAGCGCCTTCATACTTCGTCTCTTTTATATGTTCTTCTCTAGGAGGTACACATATATTTTTTTTCATTAAATGATTTGCTATCAAAGTATCCCATACTCTAACTTGTGAAAATATATCACCATAGTTTACTTTACTTTCATAGGCAACAGTTAATGATAGGTCAATTAAACCTAGTTTATCTTCTAGGCCATCAACAATTTCTACGTCTTGTATATTGTAATCAACAAATGATTGAAAGTCTTTCTCGTACCATTCTTTAAATGTAGGGTATGGCATTTCATCTTTACCACGACCAAGTTCTAGTTGACCAATAAAGTCAAGTTTATAACTCTCTTGTCTTTGTGGTATAAACCATTTGTATAAGTCAAGGTAATCTAAATTAGTAATACCATATAAGTCATAAACAGTTTGAGTTCTACCTCTTACTTGTATTTCTTCTCTTTGTATTAAATTCCAAGGCGACATTCTACTAGCAACTTTATCACCAGCTATTAGTTTAATTCTATTCATTAAGTAAGGTAAATCAAAAAACTTTGTATTCCAACCTGTAATAATATCTGGATGATTTTTTAACCAGAATTTCATAAACTCAAATATAAGTTCTTTTTCATTCTTACATTTCACATAAGTTACATCTGTTCTATCGGTCTTAAAGTCGCCTACACCCCAAGTAATAATCTGTTTGTTAGTTTGATTTTTAACTGTAATACAAAGTAATTCTTCAATGGGATTTTCTACATCTGGAAAACCATTTTCACAACTAGTTTCTATATCAAGTGTAAAGATTTTTATAAACTCTTTTGACCACTCTATATTTTTAGTAAACTCTTTACCAATATATTGATAATGGTATCTTTCAAGTCCATAGATTGGAGAGTTTTGTGTTACAACTTCTCGTCTAAACTTACGAGCAGATTCTATGTTTTTAAATGTAATAGATTTTAGATATTGACCTTGTAAATTTTTATATTCAGTTTCTTGTTGTGTTAAAGCATACAAAGTAGGACCAAAGTCTATCTTTTCTTTATAGTCTTTACCGCCGTGAATACCACGAACAAGTAATTTACCTCTGTGTTCAATAACTGATTTATAAAAGTTCATAATAAATTTTGGTGGAGGATACAGGAATCGAACCTGCGACCTCCTGAATGCAAATCAGGCGCTCTCCCAACTGAGCTAATCCCCCTTACAATTTATGATTATCAAGCAAATGTGCTATCAAACCATTATGTTTTTTTTCTAATTGAATTTGACAAGCTAATCTACTTCTCATACGATCATAGTTTTTTTCATATTCAATTAATTCTGTTTCAGCAGAATCATAATCTGCCTCACCTACTTTAACTATCCACTCTCTGTCTATAATAACGTGACAAGTGGCACAGGCACAACAACCTGAACAATCAGCAGGTATTTCATCTATTGATGTTTTAGCAAAATCTCTAGCCGCCTCCATCAAGGACATACCTTCTTCAACTTGAACAGGAATCTTTTCCTGTCCTCTCATAAAATAGACAGTAATCATTAAAGTTTAGGTACTGAATTTTCTGTAATTAAACCTGAGGCTTTTGTTATTATTCTACTTGTATTTTGTTCGTAAGATTTTAGTATCTCATCTTTAGGATCGGTCATAAAAACAATCTTATCTTTTGTTAATGTAATGGTATCACTTTTACCAAAAGCATTATACAAAGACATCATCAATTGAACAGGTTGTCCTGGTGCTGATTGTTGAGGTATAATTACAAACGCTTTGTTTAAACTTATACCTTGATCATTTTCACCTACCTTAGCGATAACATCTTCGCCAGTAGATAGTCTTAATATTTTTACTTCACTTGACATAATATTTCTCCTTATTGTTTATAATATAACACAATTACCTAGTAAAGGCAATGTTATTTCTTTTCAAAGCCAACTTTAGTCTTTTTACCGTCTTTTTCTACCGGTTTCAATCGTTTACTTAATACAAATGTTCTATTAGAGTTGACACTAATATTCATTAATCGCATTAAATCTCTGTTTACTAATAAGTCTGAACCTGATCTTGGTCTTTGATCTAAACCTACTTCTATATCTTTATACGTGAAACCATTAAATGTAATATCCAAAAGAATTGTTGGTCGTGTTTCAGATGGCTCTTCTCCCTCAGCATTTGCTCTGAATACTTTACTTGTACCGTGTCTAGGTTTAGTAAAAGTTTTACCATTGTATTTCCATTTAACAATCTTACCATCTTCTAAAATTTTATCGGCGTGTAAAGCACAGGCCTTTGAACCGTTACCTGTATCAAACTTACATCTTACTTTACCTACTTCATCTAAATCTACCGTTTCTAACCAACCACATTCTATAAGTGATTGTCTATCCCAATGAGCTCTGTCTTTTACCCAATCTATTACGTTTGACATCATTTCTTCGCCATCTATTCTACCAGATGGTTCTGAATCTGAATAATAATCTTTGTGTTGGTAACCCTCGTAATCAGCACCTGATCCTGGACTACCATTAATTTCTAATAGATATGGTTTACCTTTGTGTATAATGTGATCAACGCCAACCATATATGCTCTGGATACTCTAGCCGCTTTTAATACTATTTCTTTTTCTTCTTTACTTAAAATGTATGGCTCTGCCTCAGCACCTCTGTGTGTGTTAGACCTAAAGTCATAACTACTATGAGTTCTCTTTGTACTAGCAAATATTTTATTGTCAATACAAAAAGTTCTTACATCAAAATCACTAGGCATATATTCTTGTATTAAAAGTTCAGCTTCTAATTTCCACATTGCCTGTACAGTAGCCACAAGGCCTTCGTAACTTTCTATTTTGATAACGCCTACGCCTTGTGTTCCTGTTAATGTCTTTAGAATAATTGGAAATTTAGCACCAATCATATCTAAAGCAGTTTTAATATTGTTTTCGTTTGAAATGTATGCTGTTCTTGGTGTTGGAAGACCATACTTTTCAAATAGTAAAGCTGTTGTTAATTTATTGTCACAAGTTAGCATAGACGCTCTTGTGTTCATCATAAATGCTTGTGAGTTTTGAAAAGCAGATATAATAGATAATCCTGCCTCATCTTCTAAAGCACCACCTCTAACTATACAAACGGTATCTCTACCTGTAAAAGTGTGTTCAGCTTGTTTACCATCATAGTTGTAAACAGTTAAAGTGTTTTTGTCTTCGTCTTTTTGAGTTATGATTGTAGATTTAGTATTTACAATAATACATTTAATGCCTTTTTTCTTACACGCTTTAGTTATAAGATCAGCAGTTGTATTTTCTTTAGGATCTTTTGAATCTGCTACTGTAACAATAGCTACGGTCATAGGTTTATCTTTACGACCTATATCTGTTTCTGTAATAAATTCTTTAAACTTTGGTACTTCCATTGTCGCTATCTTTTACATCCTCTTTTTTTTCTTCAACCTTTTTACCTATATTATATTTAGCTGATAGCGTCCACTCTTTTTTCTCTTTAAATGGTAATACTTTAATTTGACTTAATGGCGCCTTGTTTTCAACATTTGTTTTTTCAACTATATCAATTAAGTTCCAATCTTGTAATAAGATTGCTATTGTATTTCTTCTTTGAATATCGTTCTCAACTAATGTGGCCTTTTTGCCATCTAAAGCAAATAATTCTTTAAAATGTGTTATAAAATATTTACCTTGTTTGTGTAAAATATGACAAGATTGATATAGTGTTTTATCTTTTCTGGATGCTACACCGATTCTTGTTAAAGTTTCTCTAACTTTTAGGAAGTCGTCTGGCTGTTTGATTGTTACTTCTAACATACTTTCTGGCGACCATTGTATTTCTTGTTCACTCATTTTCTTTTTCTCCCGCCCTTATTCAAGGACAATTTAATTTCTTCAATTTGTTTGTCGTTTAGTATGTTGAGAGCTTGTTTAGCTTTCTCATTACTATATCCATAATAATTTTTTACATACTCTAAATTCTTCAATTTGGTAGATGATAACCATTTACCGCCAAATCGTTTTCTCTTTCGGATACTATTTATCAAAAAATGAAATTGTATCCTCTTTGGAAGAAAGTGAAATCCGTTAATCTCATTAGCCTGAGCAATACAATCATAATGCATTGATAGGCATTTGTTAATTATATAGGGTGGGTACTTCTTTTCCCACACTATATCGTCTGTATCTAATAACTTCTCTTTACTAAAATTAATAGCGTTGAGATAATCTTTCAATTCGTACATTATTTTCTTTTATGTTTAGTGTGTCCTTTGTGACTACCCATATAGTAGTCTCCTGGTTCATAGTCCCAAACTTTACCGTGATGACCTCTAAAGTCGGCCCACCACATTCTTATCTTAACTACAACTACTCTAAACAGCGTTTTTCTTGCCATTACTATTCCTTTTAAAACTTCCCTTACCTTTTTTGGGCTTCACCACTTTTGCTTTGTACTTTGGCGATCTCAATTCAAGTGCTATTGGGTTTCTCTTTTTCATATTTAGTTTATTTGAATTTACAACTAGCCATTATTTCTGTAAGACAAGCAACCATATTGATTTCTTGGTCAGCTACAAAAGCAGACTTATATTGATAACCAGCTAGTATTAGTATAGCTTGAGGAACAGACTTTGTATCTAAACTAGAATATAGAGAATCATAGATGGTTTTAAATAGATGAGAAGGCTCTTTATCTAGGTTTTGAACCACCCATTTTCTCATATCATTAAATCTTTTTTCTTTTAATGACGTTGTGAGTTCTTTTATATTCTCATTTGACATACTGAACAAGATACCACTATCAATCTTACCTCTAACAGAATATCTTTGTAGTTCATTTAATATTCTTCTAAAGTCTGGATAGTGTTTTTGTATTAGTTCAGATAAGACTTTCTTTTCAAAGTCAATCTTTTCATCTTTTAAAATGCCTTCAACTCGTTTCATAAAGGCCATTGCCGTCTTTACTTTCTGACCATTTGTGATAGAAAAGTTAATTACGGTACAACGACTATGTAAAGCTGGTATAATCTTGTTTACAAAATTACAAGTAAATATAAATCTACAATTTTTATAAAATGTTTCTATAAAGTTTCTTAAAGCAGGTTGAACACTATCAGCGTTCATATAATCTGCCTCGTCTATTATAACAACTTTATGATTAGATTCTTCGGTAAGAGATACCGTTGAGGCAAAGTTTTTAACTTGATGTCTTAATGTATCAATATGACGGCCCTCGTCTGAACCATTAATGATAATATAATCAGCACCAATTTCCTCACATAAGGCCTTTGCTACGGTAGTTTTACCAATACCAGCGCTACCAGATAATAGTAGATTAGGTATTTCTTTTTGTTTAATGAAGTTAGTAAATGTTTCTTTTAAGTCTTGTGTAAGAATACACTCACTAATTTTCTTAGGACGGTATTTTTCAACCCATAAAAAATCAGACATTACAACCTCCCTTAAAATTCAGAGTCGGGTTCTAATGCTATCCAATATTGTATAGGTTTGTTTCTATTAACAAAATGACTTATCTTTTGTTTAGAAATAGCAACATCATAATCATCTGATACCATTTTAAAGTTTTCTGCTTTAAAGTAAGCATTAAACTTCTTATCAGATTCACCAACAGATATTGAATAATCATTTGATGATTTATTCTTTTTATCTGTAGCAACCAATGTAATTGATTTACCATCACCTTTTACAGCAACGTCTGGTAGATTTAATGTTGTAACACCTTTTTGAAGTTTGGCAAAGTCATCTTTTTTTAAAGTAAAAGTAACTTCTTTATCTGGCATTGTGATGTTTTTAGTAGGCGCCACAATAACAGACTTGTCAGCAAAAAAGTATTTAATTGATTGTTTAGAATTGTTATCAGCAATCTGTACATTTGAACCACCGTTAAAATTAAGAGAAGGCTTTTGAAATAACTCAACTGCTCTTAAAAATTCTGGTAGATCATATATAGCAAATTCGCTATCAAACTTTTCTGATATTTCAGCTTCTGCTAAAATATTTTTCATTGTTGAGATTGTTTGTACTTTATTTCCTGGCTTAACCAAAATGTTTTGATTAATGTCAGAGAAGTTTTTTAGTACAGCAACCGTATCACTTGATAGATTCATAATTTAATCACCTCTTTCATATTATATAGTAATTTAACATATTGTAGTTTATTTGTCAATGCTGTTAAGCATTGTTTCTGGATCAGAAACTTCGTAAGGGTCATTGTCATCTGAAAAGTTGTTAAATCCAGGTTCTTCGTTTAATATTTCAACAACACCATCATTGATTAATGCCGAATATCTCCAACTTCTCATACCAAACCCTTGTTTAGGTTTAGCAACTAACATACCCATATTACTTGTAAATGTACCACAACCATCTGGTATCATCTTTACATTTTTTATACCTAGGTCTCTAGCCCAAGCATTCATAACAAAGGCGTCATTTACTGATATACAATAAACATCATCAATGCCTTTGTCTTTAAATTTATTATACATTTCGTCATAGAAAGGTAATTGTTGGCCTGAACAAGTTGGTGTAAAAGCACCAGGTAGACTAAACAATACTACCTTTTTATCTTTAAATAACTCGTCTGTTGATACATCTTTCCATTCGCCACCGATAAATGTACAACCACCTTTTTCCTCTGAATCACCTACTCTAAATTTAAATGTGTGATTTTTAACTCTCATATTCATAATATATTTCCTTTAATTTTGGAGCGGCTAAGAGGTAACGCTCCTCTGTCTGTGAGTTGGTAACCCACCGTAATACTTTTATACGATAGCCGCATTATGTAATATATCACATTGTTGTTTTAAAGTCAATGCTGGAGTTCTTTGACTTTTAAATTATTTGCCGTTTGTGTATTTACCATTTGGCATAATTCTTCAAACAACATAATATTATTACTAAATCTTTTTTGATCCATCATTCTTTGTGCCTGTCTATTTCCTATTGGCGCCAATCTATCTATTACACCTTGTTCTAAAGTCTGTAATAATAGTTTTAAATCTGTATCAACAAGTGTTAAATATTCTTTATCAAATAGGTTATGATATGGAAAAGAAGTTAATCCTAACACATCAAATATATCTCTTACTTGTAAAAATCTAACTCTTAAATTATGTAACCATAAATCTTGTCTGCCATATCTCGTAAATTTATTATATAATAATTCACCAGCAGAGTGTGTTTCGTCATCACGGTTGTCGCCAGACGCTTGTTTAATTAATCTCATAATTCTAGTTCCGATACAAGCTTCAGACTCACCTGTATATAAATCTATATACTGGTCTTTAAATTTTACTTGAACGTGATATATACCAGTTAAATCTGTTTTTGTTATATATTGTTTCTGGTTTGATTCTTTAATAAACTTACAACCCATTTTACCATAGTAATCGCCTATAATATAAGGCTCTGATTTTAATAGTTTATTAGTAATACCATCTTTAATTATATCAATAGCCTGATAATTTTGTTTTAGTAATTCTTTTTGTATTTCTAAATTCATAATCTTAATATATCACAATTTATTCTAAAGTCAATGCTGGTTGATAGTTGGTAATTAATATTTCTTTACCTTTACCAGCACCCTTGTTTTTACTAGCATTTTGTTTATTAAACTCTTTTTCAATCCAAAAATATTCGTGTTTTGGAAACCAAGTCTCTAACTCTGGAAAGTCATAATAAGATAAAACAAACTTACCTTTTATACTTTTTAGTTTTTTCGCCAAGTCTTTATGTTGGTGTCTTTGAAAATCTTGTACATAGTAATCTTCCATTTTATAATATGGTGGATCACAATAGAATAGTGTATCATCATTGTCGTACATATCAATAATGGTCTCAAATGATTCGTTATGTACTTGTGTGATACCTTGAATAAAATATAACCATTTCTTATTAGAAATCTTATCTATAAAATGTTGATACTTTGATTTATATTTACCTTTTAAATCTACAAATTTTGTTTTCTCGTTTAGTGTATCACCACTAAAACTTTGAGATTGTAAGTAAATATATTTTGTGGCTCTCTCTACATCACCTAATTCAAAATCAGTATTGAAAGGTGTTAAATCAGATATAAACTGATCAAATAATTCTCTCTTTTGTGGTTCGTGTGATAATAGTTCTTTCAAAAATGCTCTATCTTTATGTCTAGCACAATAAAATATATTTGCTATATCTTTATTGAAGTCATTATAGACATTTATATGAGCTTGATCTATTTGATGATTGGCCACGAAGTAGACCCAATAAGCACCACCAAAAGGCTCAACATAAGTTTTATGTTGTGGAAACTGTGAAGCAATCCACTTTGCCTGAAATTTTTTACCACCTAGATAACTAAACATAATATCATTATATAACAAAAAAGGCGGAAAGTCAATGCTCTCCGCCCTTTAGGATTAATCTATTTTACCTCAATACTTCTAGCTTTTTTGTGGTCTGGAATAATTCTTTCCATTGACACTACTAAAAGACCATCTTTTAACTCAGCACCTTTGATTTCCACATCATCAGCGATAGTAAAAGATTTACTAAAGTTTCTTTTGGCAATACCTTTATGAAGTACGCCGTCATTATCCTCAACCTCTTTTGTATCTTTGTCTTTTACAGACTTCACGGTTAGGACACTATTCTCAAAAGACACATCTATGTCCTTCTTACCATAGCCAGCAAGGGCAACCTGAATATCATAGGTATACTTACCTGTCTTAATGATATTGTAAGGTGGATAGTTAGGAACACTTGTAAAATCTGTATCTAACATATGTTCAAAATGATTGAACACATCATCAAATCCTACTGATAGTGGTCTTAATTGATTAAAAATTGAAATTGCTCTATTAGTCATTATAA